CGCAGTTCGAGGAACACTACTACACTGAAACCAGTCGGCCAGTGGTGGCTGACGTACCGCTATGAACTCTCCACCAAACTCGGGGCGATCCAACGTGACCTTGCAGGACTGCACGCTGACGGGCAAGGGAACCTATTCGGGCTGGGTGGGACAAAGCGGGCTGTCCAAGATCGTCTTCCACACCTACGACCTGATGGTCGTCACTAACGGCTCGTATTACAACATGACCCGTCTCTTTGATCGCACCAAGGATTTGATGTCACGGATGAACGCAATCCTGAGCCTGCTCAATCAAGGCTGGATCAAATCCATCTCCGGGTCTGGGTCGAACATCACGTGGCAGTACTTCTCCAACACCGGCCTGTCGGCCATGTCCACCACCCTCGCATAAGTAAAAGGAACCACTCATGAAGATCATGCTCGCCAACCAGCACCTCCAACCCATCGCAGACCTACTCACCAATATGCCGCTCAAGGCCGCTCAGTCCCGTGCTCGCTCCAAACTCCTCACGCTAGTGAAGGAAGCGATCGCGCGATTCGGGGAAGACGAATACGACCTCGTCACCCACTACGCGACCCTCGATGAACACAGTCGACCAGTGTTCGCAGACGACGGCACCTTCGTCCTCGCCGATCCCGACAAAGCCAGTGAATTCCTCGACGCACGCCACGCACTACTGGCATCTGTTGCTGAAGTTTCGGGTCCCACCTACGACGACCACGACAAGGACGTAAAAGCACTTCTTGACGGCTATGAGGGTGAGCTGTCTGGCGAAGCGGCCGAGGCCTACGACGTCCTCTACGACGCCATCACCAAGGACAACCAATGACCACCGAGGAAGAAAATACTGAGTTGACTGAATCAGTCGACGACAGCTCGACCCCGGATGAGGTTCAGCTTCCGATCATCCCCGTTGAATCTGATGCCACGCCTGCACCACCAGCAGAGGCCATCGAAGCCCAAGAACTCCCAGCGCCCAAGGCGGCCTCGTTCGACTTGAGCCTGCCGATCTTGGAGGTGCTTACCGACCCGACCCTGTAACACGCTGCGCTACACCAATTTTTGATGCCTTCACCCCAGATGGGTGTGGGCAATTTTTTATGCCCACGAAAGGAAATATCCATGTCTCTAAACGCCATCTGGCACGCCATCCAAACCGGGATCGCTGGTATTGGTGCTTGGCTCGCCGCTTATCTTGGCGGCCTCGACGGCCTCGTCTACGCGCTGATCGTCTTCGCTATCGCCGACTACATCACCGGCGTGCTGGCCGCCATCAACGAACGCCGCCTTTCCAGCGCAGTTGGTTTTAGGGGTATCAGCCGAAAGATCCTCATCTTCACTCTCGTCGGACTAGCCCATTTGATCGACGTCCATATTCTCGGCGCTCCCGGTGTGCTTCGCGCGGCTGTCATTTTCTTCTACCTGTCCAACGAAGGCATCTCGCTGATCGAGAACGCCACCCGCTTGGGACTGCCCGTCCCTGTCCAGATGCGTGGCGCGCTCGATGCGATCGCTAACCGCGCCGAAACACGACCACCCCTGACCGAACCAACAACCACTGAAAACCCAACAGATAAGGAGATTCACTGATGAAGAATTGGCTCGCGCTGGAGGCCGACATCGACCTCATCATGAACACACACTACACGCCAGGGCGTAACGGTAGGCGGATCGATAAGGTCATCATCCACCACAACGCCGGAAACCTCACCATCAAGGGATGTTACGACGTGTGGCAGTCCCGTCCTGCTTCCGCCCACTACCAAGTCCAAACTGACGGACGCGTCGGCCAGCTCGTGTGGGACCGTGATACCGCCTGGCATGCGGGCAACTTTGCCGCCAACACCACCAGTATTGGCATCGAACACGCCGACATGGCCAGTGATCCATGGACTGTATCCGAGGCCTGCCTTGATAACGGAGCGCACCTCGTCGCGGCCGTTTGCAAGTTCTACGGTCTTGGCCGACCGGCCTGGGGTAAGAACGTGTTCGGACACAAGGACTTCTCTGCAACTGCTTGCCCAGCGTCTCTTGCTGGTTCCCAGCATGCCGCCTACATGGCCCGCGCACAGTCTTGGTATGACCAGATGACCGGCACTGCTACTACACCTGTACCTGCGCCTGCACCCGCTCCTGCAGCACCGAACATCGACGCTCTCGCCGATGCAGTGATTCGCGGCGAGTACGGCAACGGTGATGAACGTAAGCGACGTCTCGGAACCAACTATGCCGCTGTTCAGGCTCGCGTGAACGAAAAGCTCTTAGGCAACGCGCCCGCCCCGAAGCCAGCAGGGCCCAACATTGATGCCCTCGCTGACGCCGTGATCCGCGGCGACTATGGCAATGGTGAGGAACGTAAGCGCCGCTTGGGCAACCTCTACAGCGCCGTCCAGGCACGAGTCAACGCCAAGCTCGGCTATTAACCCCACGTTGCTCCGGCGAAACTTAGCCCCGCTGCTACCCGTCATGGGCGGTGGCGGGGCTTTTCGTCGTCTCTGGGGAGGTTGCTCTCAGCCGTCCGGATTCGGCGGGTGTCGGGGGCGTATGGGTGAGCAGGTGTTCGCGGCCCGTCCGGCTTCACGGCCGCTGGTGCCTGACAGATGAAGCCGCCCGCCTGGGTGGTTCGGATGGAAAGGAGCCAGCCAATGACTGCAGTGACATCAACCCAGCAGGAACGGATCACGATGATGCGCCGAGCCGGGGTGACTTACGCGAACATCGCCACTCACATCGGTATAAACCCCAACACGGTCAAGACGTGGTGTCGCCGTGCCGGAATTACCCCCGACACGTCTGTTCCGCAGGTCGTTGATCCAGTCGGGGTGTGGTGCCTGTCGTGCGGGGCACCGATTGCGTCTGCCCGTCCGGCGAAGTTCTGCTGTGAGGCGTGTCGGCGTTCGTGGTGGCACGCTCACCCCGAAGCAGGGCAACGGAGCGCGTTCTATGAGTTCACCTGCCCCGAGTGCGGGCAGGGATTCGCCGCCTACGGCAACAAGACACGCGTGTACTGCTCTCACGCTTGCTACATCCGCCACAGGTTCGGCACCCGAGGTGGCCGCCGATGACACCTACCCAACTTCGTGCCGAAACGACAACGGCACTCGCGCTCGCCCGACTCGACAACCTCACACGATCCGGTGTCCTCACGCCAGCGCAGGCGGCCAGTGTCGCGACCAGGATCGCTGCTGATGCGGGTGCGGAAATCGGGGCGTTGAAGGCACAAACCTTGGTTGACTTCGCGGTCGATCAGAGTGATGTATAGATGTGCAAAGGATACAAAATCCCTAGTCAGACAAGGAAAAGCAGTCCATGGTGATGATGGAGCGGGTGACCCCGCCACCCCAGAGAGCGGGGACACGAAAGGTCGCGGCGTATGCCCGGATTTCGATGGAAACCGACCGGACCCCGAAATCACTGTCGGCACAGATCTCCCACTACTCCGAACTGATCCAATCGACACCCGGCTGGGAGTATGCCGGCGTGTTCGCCGACTCCGGCATCTCGGGCACCACCACCAACCGACCCCAATTCCAGTCCATGCTCGACTGTGCCCGCACCGGAGAGATCGACCTGATCCTCACAAAGTCAATCTCTCGGTTCGCCCGCAACACCGTCGACCTGTTGGAAACCATCCGCGAGTTGAAAACCCTCGGCGTGGAAGTCAGGTTCGAAAAGGAGAACATCTCCACGTTCTCCGCCGACGGGGAACTCGTGCTCACCCTGCTCGCCTCCTTCGCGCAAGCCGAATCCGAGCAGATCAGCCAGAACGTGAAATGGCGGGTGCGCAAAGGCTTCGAGCAAGGCAAAGCCAACGGCTTCCACCTCTACGGCTACACAGACTCCGCCGACGCCACCGATGTGGAGATCGTCGAGGCCGAGGCCGAGGTGGTGCGTCTGGTCTACCGCAACTACCTAGCCAACATTTCCTGCGAACAAACCGCCGCTCAACTCGAGGCTGACGGTGTGCGCTCGCGCGCCGGTGAGCCCATCAGGCCTGAAACATTGCGTTCGTGGCTGCGCATGGAAACCTACACCGGAACCCTCACCTTGGGCAGATGGGTCAAAGGACGACTGGGAGAACACTCCAAACCCAACACCGGTGAAGCCGACATGTACCGGGTCGAAAATGCCATCCCAGCGATCATCGACCACGAGACCTTCCAAGCCGTCCAGGAAGAACGCACCCGCAGACGCTCCCTCGGCGCACGAGCAAATAAAGCGATCCCCACGACTACTTTCACCCACATGGTGTACTGCCTAGCATGCGAGAAGTACTACCGTTCCTCGGTCAATGTTGCCTATGACGGGTCGCGCCGACGTAAATGGGTGTGCGCGACGAACCGAGAAAAAGGGCACGGATGCGCCTCTAAACGCATCCCGCAACCCTCACTCGAACAAGTCGTCTGCGAAGCCCTCAACCTCGAAGCCTTCAACGAGGACGTGTTCGCCAAGCTGGTCCAGCGCATCGATGTTCCCGATTCGGACACCGCAATCGTGGTCTTGAAAAACGGCACCACCTCCACGCACACGCTGCATTACCCGTCGTATCGCAAAGACCACTGGAACACTCCCGGCTACAGAGAACGCCACAGCCAAAAACTACGCGCATACTGGGCAAACCTCACCGATGAAGAGCGCGCCACCATCAGTAAGCAGCGCTCCAAAACCAGGCAAGCAGAACCCGCCGAAAAGAAAATCTCACGGTCAAACAGGGCGAAGGCTGCATGGACGCCCGAGCGTCGCGCACGACAATCCGAGATCGCGAAACGGGTCAACGCCCAGCTGGGAGAAGAAGGCCGCCGGGAACGCTCACGCAAAGCCCAGCAAGCCATCGCTGCTGATCCTTCCGTGGCTGAGCGCAAACGACGGAAAATGCTCGACCACTGGGCCAATCCCGACTATCGCGCCTCAACCACAGAGGCGATGAAAGGCTCCAGGCGCACAACCAAGGTAGGAGAATAAGACGTGGTACGAACGATCACCACGATCCCAGCAACCCGCAAGCTCTACAGCGGAGCCAGCCTGAACGCACCAGCGATCAAACGCGTCGCAGGCTACGCTCGCGTGTCCACCGACCACGAAGACCAGGTCACCTCCTATGCGGCGCAAGTCGATTACTACACCCGCTACATCACCGAACACGCTGGCTGGAAGCTCGCCGGGATCTACACCGACGAAGGCATCACCGGCACCTCCACCAAACGCCGCGTCGGATTCCAAACCATGATCGCCGACGCACTCGCGGGCAAGATCGACCTCATCATCACCAAGTCCGTCTCTCGGTTCGCCCGCAATACCGTCGACTCGCTCACCACCGTGCGCCAGTTGAAGGACGCCGGAGTGGAGGTGTACTTCGAAAAGGAGAACATCTGGACATTCGACGCCAAAGGCGAGTTGCTGATTACGATCATGAGCTCGCTCGCGCAGGAGGAAGCCCGTTCCATTTCCGAGAACGTCACGTGGGGGCACCGGAAACGGTTCGCGGATGGGAAAGTGACCGTTCCATTCAGCCGGTTCCTCGGCTACGACCGGGGTGAGGACGGCAACCTCGTCATCAACGAGGAACAAGCCAAGCTCGTGCGCTACATCTACACCCTCTACCTCGACGGCGGCTCCCTCACGGGAATCGCCAAACAACTCCAAGCAGAGGGACACAAGACCGCGTCCGGGAACCCGAACTGGTCAGCCCGCCAGGTGCGCAGCATCCTCACCAACGAGAAATACAAAGGTGAAGCGCTGCTGCAGAAGTCCTACATCGCCGACTTCCTCACCAAGAAGCTAGTCAAGAACGAAGGCGAAGTACCCCAGTACTACGTCACCGGCAACCATGAGCCGATCATCGCCCCAGCCGTGTGGGACTTCGTCCAAGCAGAACTGACTGCCCCCGCCACGGGCAGGCGCTCCACATCCCGGCAGCGGACGTTCTCGGGCAAGATCAGGTGCGGGCAATGCGGCGCCTGGTACGGGTCGAAAACCTGGCATGCAGGCTCGAAATACGAGAAACGCATCTGGCGGTGCAACCACAAATACGCAGGCCGCATCCCATGCGCCACGCCGCACGTCAGTGACGAGCAGATCACAACAGCGTTCCTCGACGCCGTCCACCACCTCCTCGCCAACCGGGACCAGGTCGACGAGCTGGTCGACAAGGCCGTGCGCGCCGAGCTCGACACCACCGACCTGCACATCGAAGCCGACCAACTCTTCGCCCGTGTCGGTGCCGCCGCCGAAGCGATCGACGCGCTGATCGCCCGCAACGCCCGCGTCGCCCAAGACCAGACTGAATACCAGCGCCGCTTCGACAAACTCAACACCGAACATGCCCGGCTACTCGCCGACTACGACAAACTCCTAACCCAGATCAGCGACCTTGAGAGCCGGCAAGCCGCCTACCGCCACTACCGGGAAGAACTCGACAAACTCGACATCGACCACATCGAGTTCACCCCATACCTATGGCACACCCTCCTCGACCACGCCGAAATGGGAACCGCCGGCGCAATCATGTTCACGTTCAGGGACGGGACGACCACGCACTGCTGAGAACTCGGCTCGATCCTCTGGGGAACGAGCCGGACTACGGGGCTAACTCTTGCTCGTGATCTTTTGGCTCGGCCATGATCTTCAGAAATTGAACCCCGCCCTGGTTAATGAGATCGCGCGCAAGATCGTTCACATGAGGGAGCATCTCTAGGGGCGCGGCGAGCGGGTCAAATTCGACAGTGACAGGTTGGAACATCGAAATGGGTTCTGCATACTCTTCCGACAGGAGAAGGTTTGTTCTGCCCTCCGTGGTTCGGATGCAGATTGGTTCATCGCTGGCACCAACAAGTCCAGCTCGGATTCTGAACCCTCCGTTGGCTTGGCGTTCCTCAGCATGCCCTCGAAGCAGTGTGATGAAGCTGATGACCGCCGACTCAACGTCCCGAGACATGCAGTGGTTTGGTAGCCCCACCGGGTAATAGGGTTTGGCACCTTCGCCATCCGAAAGGTTGCCGAGCCTGTATGCCGCAAGGACAGTGGAATCGTCGTATAGATAAGTCCGATACTGAGCGCGCTCATCCGGGTAGCTACGAACAATCCATTGACGCATGCCGATCTTTACCTGCCCTCGCTCCCACGTGCGAGGCTGGTTCTGGCCGAACACCAACTCGGGGATAGGTTGCCGAGTGGTGAGCTGGTAGATGGTCTCTTGTGTGGGAGACTTTGCGTGCATCGTAGGTTGCAGAGGTAGGGCGGCAATTGCGATAAACACACCGTCGCCTGGCGTCAAAGCCTGTGATGCACGCACGAACTTTTCTTGAAGGTTTCGTTCTTGATCATCGGCGTATTGAAAACGTTCGCGGAACCCACGTTCTATTTCGCGGTCGCTCATGAATACCGTGTGCGGACCATTACGACGCGGTGCGATGAACGCATCGTCGCCTTTTCGGGCGAAGTGAGGGGCGTCCGGCGAGTCGGGAACTCGCATAGCTACCACATTGCCACTCTCCGTGGCGAGGGCGTGGAACTCCAGCCCCAGGACAGGTGGGCCGATCTTTGCGTATGCAACCCGCAGAATTCGCTGCTGGATGTCAGCGGACCAGGGCACCGGCGTGAGTTCAGATGCAGCGTTGCGCTCTCCGTCTTCGGCAACCCCGAAAACGATCCAGCCACCACCGCTATTTGCCATAGCGGCGATGTCCTTCGCGGCTTCCTCGTCCCATTTGGGCTTCCTAGGATCGTAGAGCTGCTGCTTCCAGTCGAGATCGACGCTCTCCTCAACCCCGCTCTTAATTGCTTGTTCGATGAGGGGGAGCGAGAATTCACCAGACGGAAGGCCCAATGCACGGTGGATCGGCGAAAATACCATACTCATCCCTCCTGATCACGTGGCCGACGGCGCTGGAAGGTGCGACCGTGTGGGATGAACCAATCATCTCTCATTTGAACCACTCACGCAGCCAACGCGAGTGTGCCGCCATTTTGTATCCAAGTCGGGTTGAAAGCTTCGAGGAACGTGACATCGGGGTTAGCCCAGATGTTCGCGCCGTCGTTGGCGTCTGCCCACGCGGTTGTGAGCGTATCGAGCATCTGGTTCGCGAACTCGGGCGGGGTGAAGACCTCATCGTTCGAGAGGTTTGCGATGCAGGTCAGGACATCCGGGTTGTGCCCTCGTAGGGTGAATGGTGCAAGGGTCATACGGCCGCCTCGGCGATCTGGCGGACGGTCATCGTCGGATAGGTCTGCGCGGGAACGAACAGGTCATCGTCGTCGAGTTCGTCGAACAGGGTTCCCTCGTACGAGGCGCGCTGAGTGAGGTCATCGTAGCGAAAGTCGCGCCTCTGGAACTTCCCCTTGCCGAGGTAGCCCCACTCAGGAAAGGTAATCGGTTGACCGCTTGGCACGGTCATGGTCAAGGCATCGCCCTGCACGATGTTCACGGCTAGGACCGCGCGTGCCGCTTGCGCCCACTGGTCGTCGTCGCTGATACCTAGGAAGGTGTTGAATACCTCGGCGAGATTGTCGCGGCACTCCTCGGCGTTGTCTGCGAGGAGCTCGATGCCGTACGTGCACATCAGCGCAAACAGAGCGTAGTGACGCCTCTCAAACTCGCTTTTGCCGTGGCGAAGTTGGACGGTGGCGAGCTTGCGAGCTAGGACTGGGACAAGGAAGTTGCCGGAGCCGCAGGCGGGCTCGAGCACACGAGAGTCGATCCGCTCGGACTCATGCTTGACGAGATCGAGCATGTCCTCGACCATCCACCCCGGCGTGAACACCTCGCCGTGATCGGCAACGCGCTGCTTAGACTTCACCAAGCGCTGGGCTTCACTCAGCGTCATCGTCTCCCCTTCCCGTGCTCGTCGTCACGATCGTAGGAGTGACCGCTGACATTTGCGTGGGCCGCTGAGCGGTCTCGTCGTCGCTGGCCGCCGCGCCCGCACGCACCCAGTCGTCGATCTCGCTGGCTTGGAACTTCCAGAGGCGTCCGACCTTGTGGGCGGGCATGGCCTTCTCGGCGATCCAGGTGTAGACGGTGTCTTTGGTGACCCCGAGGTGGGCGGCGATGTCGTCAGCGGACAGCCACGGCTCAGCCACGTTGGTCCTCCCTCGTTCTATGGCCCAGTCAGGCCAGCACTCACGATGATACCGGTGGAGGTACGGCTTGAGTTGGGTTTCTCCGGGCGTGGCCGAACGAGACAGGTGCCGAGAGTGGTCGATGTGTGTTCCCGATCAGTGCAGGACGCGGGCCTTGAGCCAGGTGGTCACTGTCTCGTGCCACCGGTCGGGGTCGGCGTTCCAGCACAGAGTGTGGCACGCGTCGAACGCCTCGACTAGATCGGGG